TCTGACCTCTTACTATCTTCCTCATTGAAACTATAACATCATTAGAATCCTCTATACTTTTATGAACTCCTTTAACTTCTGCAAATCCTACAAGACTTCCGTTGTTATAAAGTGCTGCATCTATATATGCATACTCAGGATGTTTAGCAAATGTCAATCCAAAATTATTAGCAAATGTTTTAAGGGTTTCTTGTTCCCTTAACATATTTTCTTTGTTTTCAAACTTCATCTTTAAAACTTATTGTAATCTTTATTCGCTAATTGTTTTCTGCCTGACTTGTCTTTAACTGTATTTTTCTCCCAAGTCCTAACACAAGCTCTCCAATCTTTCATTTTATTTTTTCCAATCATAAAGTTTTTGCTTTCATAAAAGTCTATAAAAGTATCAGCACAGACCTTGTTCTTTCTCTCATTGCAATACTCATGTACTTCTTCTACTGTAGGTTCCTTAAATCGCTTTATAATAGGCTTCTTGATCTCGTTAGGAAGTCCTGCTACATCCACAGGGCTAATACCTTCAATGTTATATACATCATACTTGTCTAGTGCTTTTATAACTGACTGATGAACTCTTGAATTTTCATTTAAGTTTACATATTGAAAGTCAATAAAGCTTGGGATGAACCATTTGTTACCTCCATCAAATATTTTTATTTGACTAGCCATTACAGTAACAGCTTCAGCTTCAGTTATCTTACTTCCTATCCTTATTGATGCTACCTCAAAATCAGTTTCCCATATACCTGCATGGGTACAATCATCTAATATGTATAGCCAAAATAGTTTATACTTAGGAGCTAGTCCTCTTATGAAACCTTTCTTCCATTTGTCTGAATCGGTCATTCTCTTTGCCATGTTTGTGTTTTCTTTTAGTTAGTTAGTTAGTTTAAATATAGAGGGGCAGGAATAAGAATCCTACACCCCCCTAATTATTTATTTAAAAAGGTAAGTCATCATCCTCTTTAACCTTGTCTGAAGTTACATCCTTTGGTGGCTCATAAGTATTCTCATAAGCATAGTGAGTTGCTCCTTTCTCTGAAGGCTCTCTCCTTTCTGCTATTGTGATGTTTACCCAACCTCTCTTGGACATCTTTTGCAAATCATCCATCTTAAAACTTGCGTTAAATAATTCTCCATACTGCGTAGTTACTTTCTTAATACTACTTACTACATACTTTTTTTCTGCCATTTTTTTTATTTATTATTAATTATTAACTCTTTTTGTACTCTATTTACTTTCAAATATAACTCATCTATCTTTGATTCTAACTCTTTCTTTTCGTTTTTCAATGAAGATATTCTTTCGTTTAATTCTTCTTTACTTTCGGCTTCTAACATAACTGACTTAACTTTAATATACCTTCTTCTCTCTGCCTTATATACAGTAATGTACTTTTCGTGAGCTTTAAGAGCAGCTATAACTGTTGAGTGATCTTGATTAGTTTCCTTTCCAATGTCCTCTAAAGTGTAGAAAAATATATTTCTCAATATAGAATAATAACATCTTCTTGCTTCAACCAAATCAGGAAATCTTCTTTTACTAGATATTAAACTCCAATCACAGTTGTACTCTTTTGATATTGCATCTTTTAATCTATTGTGTCTTACCTCAGTTAGTTTAACTGAATTTCTACAGATGACTTTACTCTCCATCTCTTTGAGTTGTTAGTGCTTCAACAGCTTTGAATCCATTCTCCCCTTCAACTACAATCATATCATCTTTCAAATCAACTTCTATAATGTCAATAATATCCTTAACATCTACATTTAAAAATTGAGCTAATCTTTGCATCTGATAGTATCTAAGGTGGTATGGATTATCTAAATACTTTTCAATAGTTGAGCCTTTAATATTAAGTATTCTTCCAAATCTTTGTTTTGATATTCCTCTTATTCTGAGGATTGCTTCAAGTTCGTTTCTTGAAGTTCTTACTTTGTCATAATCGTTTTTCATTTTAATATGCTTTTTCGTTAAACATTCCATTTTTTCTCATTGCTTCGTATTGGTGCTTAGGGTCAGAGTGGACTTCGTTTTCTTTTATATACCTGATAATTTCATCTGCTTCTAAATCTGTTAGGTCTATTAAAGAATTAAGTATTTCATTCTTATCTGAGTTTGGTATTGAAGTGTAATGTACGAGGTTCTCAATATATCCTATCTTCCACATCTCTGCTTCCAATGGCTTCCCATCAAGAACCTCATCCATCCAATCCATTAGTCAGCCATTTCATCTTGACCAAACACTCCTTGCTCGTAGAATCCTGCAATCTTTAGAACAACTCTACTCATAGCTCTTTTCTCAGCCATAGCAACAGGGAATTTCTTAGCACCTCCCATTAAGTTAGAGTCTGATGCTTCTCCAAAGCTCATCATATTTCTTACATCATGTTCTCCTGTTCCTGTTCTCATACTAGCAGTAGCTCTTAAAACCACCCACTCAGGAGTCATTGTTACAGGCTCATAAGCTACCTGAATATTTTGTCTTGAAACAATCTTATCTATTCCTGACCTTTTGATAATCACAAAACCTCTTGGGTCTTTATGAACATCTTCCTTAACTAAACCATTAGCTAAGAATAATCTTTTAAGAGTTTCTTCTTTGGTTTCTTTTACCATAGTTGCTTCTTCTACCTTGTTTACTTTTTTCACTTTATTGTTGATTTGATTAATACTCTCTTTTGGTTGTAAGTTATATTGCATCTCTTCTTGCATCTGCATATACTCTTCTTTCATTCTTCCCATAATTGTGTTTTTTTAGTTTTAGTTAATAGTTAATTTCTGTGCAAATAAACAATTAATTTATTAAACCACAAAACTATTTACAATGTTTTTTAAAAATAATGTTAGAAAAGTTTATATTTAACCTAGTCTTTATCTTTAACCATAGCTTTAACTTTAGCTTTAGCTTTATCTTTAATGGTATTAAATACCATTAGATAAGGGTTTATAAAGGGTTAATTAAGGGTTTAAATTAAGGCCAAATAACTACAATCATATTCTAAAAATAATGTGTTAATCTTGCTACTTGACCACTTTCTTTATCATGAAGGAATCCTTCACAAGCACGGGGTACACCACAAAATCCTTTGGCTGAGTGCCAAGAATCTGAAGAAGAAGGGCTTCTCATATACTCAATCGTAACACCTATGTAATCTTTAGTGTCTAAGTATTTGTGTTTAATTTTATGATGTAAGTGATGCAGATACCAATACCTATGAGTTGTTTCTGACCATTCTTTTGGCTTTTCATTAGCCATAAGTAAAGGTAATTTATCCATTTTAGCACCATCTCCATGTTCAAGTCCAATAAGGTTCTTCCCGTAGACATAATATTTACGAGCCGAAACACTAACATCAAACTTAACATCATCTGCTTTTCTGAACCAAGATTTTAATGTGTGAGCCAAATGAAATCCACTTTGGTAATCGTGATTACTCATACTATGTAACACATCTACAGGAGCAATTTCTCTTAACATCTCTACGCATTTAACATAAAGCATTAAAGCAATCTCGTAATGCTCCCACCACTTACCATCTGTATCTTGAAATGTTCCTTTTGTCGTACTTGACATAACATTATCGGTATGTAGAATATCGTTTCCTATACAGAATAATACCTTATCTATATCAAAACCCTCAGCCTTTTTTATAAGTCCTTGTACCCCCTCTAAAACACGCATGACAGCAGTTTCACAGTCATATTCCTCTCCTGTTTCTAATGCACTAGCATACTTTCCAATATGAATATCTGCAGGATTTATTACGAGTAAATGATTTCCTTTTTTTCTTTTGATTTTTTCATAGTCAGGAGAATATCCTTCTATAAATTTGTTTACATTTTCAAAGATTTGCTGCTCATCTAAACCATAATCTTCTTTAGTAACTATTGAGAATCTATAATCTCCACTAGCTGACTGCCAATGCTTTACAGATACAACATCTTTTTGCTCTATTCCTCTGTCTGTTAAGTGTTGATTTAATGCAGAGTTGTCGTTTATATTATCTACTGACTTGGCTCTGTGTTTATAGATTAGATTTTCTTCATCCGTAGATAACCTTAATCTTCTTCCGTATTCTTTCATATTCAAATTTAATTAAAAAAACTGTAGATATAAAAAAAAAGTGAGAAGTTATTAACCCCTCACTCTTAACTACTAACTATTACCACTAAGAAAACACTCAAAGAAGGTAATGCAAATGTAATACTTTATTTTTTAATATCAGCAATTCCTTGACCTAATATTAAAACAAGCAATGCTTGAAATAATTGGGTAGCAGTTTCAGCATCTACTCCTAAGTAAGTTACGATAGCAGGAACCACTACAGAACTTACCATGTACCAAAACTTTTTTGATTTAATCATTTTACCTATTAGGTATTTTTCTAAAAACTTTTTCATCTTATTTAATTTAATTATTATTTATTTCTAATTCTTCATCAGGTTCTACATCTGTACCTTCGGCATTCTTTGCCCAACCTAAGAACGAATGTACACAATCTACAGGAAATAACTCGTGTATTCCGAAATCAATTTCTTCTGTAGTCATTAGGTCGTAAAATACTCCACTATAATATACAGGTGGT